GCTACCTGTTAATGATAACTACTGGATGCTAAGTAGTGACCTGAAGGACGCTACTAATGCACAACAGTTTGAGCTAACAAAAGTTATGCTCAAATCGTTCATGGAGAACTTTGGGTTATTACCCAGAGAGTCTACATACAAGGATCTCGTATTGGACACAATAGGTCCAAGGGAGGTCCATTTCCCCGATGGTAGTATAGTTACTACTACAAAGGGGATTATGATGGGTGAGGCAATAGCCAAGCCATCATTAACCTTGCTAAACCTAGCGATTGAGGAACTATCGTTTCTTCAGTCGATAGGAAGAGAGGATTTACTATATGAGGATAGGGCCGCCCCCAGTAGGGAATGGCGCTTCTGTCATATAGGAGGGGACGATCACATAGCCTATGGGCCATGTGACTACCTTGACCGAATAACAGATAATCATCTGAGATCGGGATCACACATCTCGCCCGGCCAACATGGTCGATCGAAGATATGTGTGAAATACACGGAAAGGTTAATCCTATTGGAAAATCTTAAACACCGTGTTATACTCGGAGGAGTGGATAACTATGATAAATCACTAATTGTCGACTCCATAAAAGTAAGACTTCTCGAGAGGGGTCAATCGACTCAAATCAAGAAGGATAACAAAAACGTGGCGATTGGAAAATCAAAACAACTCGCTGGTGCACTAAAGTGGATCAGGCGAGTCCCAGGTTTTTGGTCATATGAAAAATTGGTCTCCATTAGGGACCTTTTCATAAATAGGATGGGATGTTTACTACCAAGTAAAACAATTCATCCAAAAGTCTACAATCATATACTCCTACCGAGTTCGATAGGGGGCCTTGATCTAGGCTTTGAAGAGGAGGTGCCTGCCGCAATAGCGGCAAGCCCTGAACCTACAAAATGGTTACTCAGTAAGATCCTATCGGGTCACATCAACTTTGATGACCTCAGACTGTTTAGAAAACTAAACACTAACACCTCGACAAGGGGTGTTCCTGAGATTACTGAGTTCCAAGAAATTCTCGAGTCAAACTTTAGGGAAAACATTTTTATGCGTTCTCATAAGACTTGGCAGGAGATAAAGCAAGAATTCCCGGATGATAATCCTAAGAAGGTGAACGAACTAGCTGAGAAGGCCGGTTGGCTCACAATCGAGGAATTCTGTAAGAGAGCAACTAGAGGAAATCTCTTCCAGAAGCTCTTAACTGAGGTAGTAAAGCCGAAGGTCTTTAAAACCAAAGTATTTGCTAGAACATACAACCATATTTGGAATGAATGTGAGAGC